GCCAGGGAAGGTGAAGGGAATACAATAATTGAAACCTTATCACCTACTGTAAGAGCTATGGATGCAGAGGGAGGTTGGCATGTATTAAGCATGGCTGATGTAGTAGTTGGAACAGAGGAGGCAATCCCCACCACCGAAGCTGGTATGCCAGAGGAAGTAACTCCCTTACCTGAAACAGTAGTCCCAACTCCTGTGGAAAGACGGACTCTTCCTTCTTCACAGGTTGACTTAGTTAAATCCCCAAGGAATGTCCCTGTAGACTATGAACTAAGGCTTAATAATGAGGGTCTAAAAGCTCATCCAGAGATAGCTGCAGCCATAAGGATACTTAACAGGGTAAAGGACAGAACCTATGCAGAGGCTGAAGCAAGGTTGAAAGACCTCCACACTGAACTAAGTGCTGTTGGTGAAGATATAGAAGCAAAGAAAGCAGTAGTCAGGGAGATTAAAGACTGGGCTGGGGAATCAGGGCTAAGGGTTAAAGACCTCTTGGCTAAGGATTGGGATGGTTTAACCCCTCCCCAACAATCTACTTTGGCTGTATCTATGTTGCCTAATAAGTCTATTCCTTGGTTGACTAAATGGGAGATATTGGATTCAAGACATATATTTGAGGACTGGCAAGTTCTTACTGGGAAGCCCTTTGCTGACATTAGCAGGCTTGAGGTAGCAATGAAGAACTATGTAGATATGCTACTTGTTAAGTGGGCGGAAGGCTTGAGGAATATCCCTGGTGTTAGAAGTGTTATCACAAATAAGGAATCTATAAATCATGTAGAGCAAGAAGTATTGTCCAGAGACCCTGAATCGGGAATAAAGCCATCAACTGACCTTACTGATGCTGAACAAGCTGTGGCTGAATATGTGATAGCAACTTACAAGAAATGGGCTCCTGTAGTTGATTTACTGAGATTCCTTGAGGCTTATGATAATAGCCATGATGTTAGAGTTATGGCTAAGGAATATGTCAAGGAGGGTCATAAACCTTCAGATGAGTTGGTACAGAGAATAACTCTTGCTAAGGAGATATATGAGACTCGTGGGGAAACAGCCCTTTATAATCATCTACTTCATAACCCCTTGGGTGTTATTGAGTTTGGCTATGTCCCACGACCAGGAAGAGCAACTACTATAAACCGAAGGAGAGCTCTTTCTGAGACTAGAGGTGGCAGACAACTCCAAGTAAGGCAGCTTGAAGACTATGCCCCAGAGGGGGATGGTAGAGGAATCCTCCGTCAGATGGCTTATATCCAGTCTACAGGGATAAGGCTTTACCTTAGACCCTATATTAGGGAGTTAAGCAGTGATTATAGCCAACTCTATGATAAGTTTGAAAACCCACTTAAGTTCAGGACATACCTTGAGAGATACTTCATGGAACTTCAGGACATTCCTCAAGAAGGTAATCTTTTCTATTCATTGGTTTTCAATGTTTACAATGCAGCTGCTCCAGTTATCTTCTGGAGTCCTTTCCTAGCTTCTAGGAACTATGCTCAGTTCCTTGCTACTAATCCTCATTTTGCAGGAGCAATGAAGGCTCTAACTGTTGATTATAAGAACCTCCCTGCAGATGTGAAACTTAGACTGGGTGTATATTTTAGCACTATTGTTGACCAAACAAAACCAGGTGTGAGTGAATTATTAACTATACGAACAAGGAATGATGCTTTGGTTAAGAGTCATCGTGGTCTCAATCAAGCAGTAGAAAAGACAACTCTATATCCTAGTTCAGATAAACTCACAAGGTTGGCAAGTTTTAACTCCTTCTTTACCCTAGCATATAAGGCACTTGAACAGTACGAGAAGGATGGCAACCTTGGTAAGTTTATCAAGAACTCAAATATGGAGGATTTGAATATGGCAGAGCAAGACCAAGCTTTAGTCTTACTGGCTAGGGACAGTACAACAATAAATATCCCTGGCTTAGATGAGGTATCAGGGGGTGAGGCTGCTTGTCATTACATAGCAGAACAAATAACCAACAAATACTTTGGTATGTATCAGAGGGTATCTAGGTCATACTCAGAGTGGGGGCTAGGGGGTAGAATCTTTGGTAGTCTCTTGGTATTCCCTAAGACTTATCTTCAGGTATTCTATGAAGAGGTATCAAAGTTGAAGATGAAGGAGGTTGCTACTGGGGAGAAGTTCAGGATAGTTAAAAGACTGTCAGTTTTTCTCCTTATGGGAGCAATAGCAGACTCATTTGCATCTTTTATATTTGGTAGGAGAAGGAAAGACTATAACCCCCTTTCTATGCTTACTTGGGAGATAGGTGGTCTAAGTTTGGGATTGGTTCAAGATATATTTGGTCTTGTTGGTGATTTAATCAATGCTTGTGTAGGAACTGATGAGGAGAAGGAGAGAGTGTTGAATGCCTTACCAAGTGTATTATCAAGGTTTGGGGATACCTTTATTGGCTTCTACAGGATAGGAATGAGTATCATTGAAGCTGCTTATGATACGCCAAAGCTTGATGTAGGTTTTCTAAGGAAAGTAAGAGCCTGGATAGACAAAGACTATACTCCTGAAGAACAGGAGAAGGCTGAGTGGACTCTCCTTGAGAAACTTCAGCATATCTTTGCGGATTCACCAGGGCAAGATGAGACTCAGTTTGAACAGATTATGAAGAGTATTACTGAGGCAGAGGATAAGCTTGGTACCAGAGATGTACTAGGTAAATTCTACACTCTCAGGCAGTTTGATGGTGACTTAAATACCTTAACAAAGCCTCTTCCTGACGCATTTATTAGTGAAGAGTATGGTATGTCTAAGCTAGTAGTCTTCCATAAGACGTGTTCAGATGCTTGGGCAGAGTACTATGCACTTCCAACTATTGACCCAGAAGTGAGGATGAACTACCGAAGGGCAAACTTAGATGTTGAAGCTATGCTACTCTTCTGGGGTAAGTATGAGAACCCTGTAAGTGGGTTAAGTCAAGGGCAGTTAGTAGAACTACGGAGAACATTGGAGGCCTTGTTCAGTTTATTTAACATAGACTATCACTATGAACACCCCTGGTTTGCTGATTGGAGCTTACCTGAGAAGTAGGGACTTGACAGAATAATTGGGATATGTTATAGTTTATGCAGTACATTAAAAAGGAGGAAATAATGGCTAAGGAAGGTACAGACGATGGTGGGAAAATCCCAGTTGTAGAGATTGAGGAAATCAAACCAGATGCAAGTGGGAAGTACCCAGAAACAATTCCTTGGAGCAAGTATGTTGGTATCAAGGAAAGCCTTGGTAAAAAACTAACTTCCTCTGAGGAAAAGGTCAAGAACCTTGAAGAGCAACTAAAGAAAGCCCCTAATGCAGATGAGTTCAACCAAATCAAAGGTGAGCTAGAGTCTACCAAGACAAAGCTTACTGAGAAAGAGGGTGAACTTACAAAGACAAAAGAGGCAACTGTTACTGAGTTGAGGAAGAACCTTATAGCTAAGGGTCTTACTGAAGAAAGAGTGAAAACTATGTCAGAAGCAGAACTGAAAGTAGCCTTAGAAGTGCTTGGGGACAAGAAGCCACTTCCTGACCTAGGTGGTGGTGGTGGCTCAGGTGTGCTGCAAGGCTCACCAATGGAACTTGCTAAGCAGGCTTACGAGTCTTCTAACAAGTTCAAAAAGTAAAATAAAGGAGGAAAGTAGAATATGGCTTGGACATTAGCCGAATTAAGTAAAATAGAAACTGATTCTTTAAGAAAGTCAGTTGTAGATACTCTCCTGATGGAATCAGATGTTATGCAATTTGTTCCTTGGGAGACTATCGGTACATTGTCCACTGCTGTTGTTAAGTACCAAGACCTACCTAGTGTTGGCTTCAGAAAGCTAAATGCTGGATATGCAGAGTCAACTGGTACGTTTGCACAGAAGGTGGAAAATATCTCACTGTTGGGTGGGATGATTGATACTGATAAGGCACTTGCCAGGGCTAGGAATACTATTGCTGATGCCAGAGCAATTCAGCAACAGATGATGGTCAGGGCAATAGCCTACAAGTTCAATGATAAGTTCATCAATGGGAGTCCTGTTACTGACCCAGAAGAGTTTAAGGGTTTATCTAAGAGGGTAGATGACATTGTTGCAGAGGGTTATACAGACCAGCTTATTGACCTTGCTGGCACTTATGGTGCTGCTAGGGATGCTGGTATCCTGTATGATACTGCTAGTAGGAATAACTTCCTAGACAAACTGTTTACCCTTATCTACTCTATTGATGGTCATAAACCTGACTTGCTGCTTATGAACAAGAAATGTCTGATTGCAGTTAGTTCACTTCTGAGACAGGAGAGACTGCTCAACCAGGCAGCTGATATGTTTGGTAGGTTCATAACTGAGTTTTCTGGTGTAAGGATGGTTGATATTGGTACGAAGGCTGACCAGGTTACCAATATTATCACTAACACTGAAGACCCACAGGGTCTATACACCAGTGACATCAGTACTTCAATCTATGCAGTAAAGTTTGGTATAGGTGAGGAGCTTTGGGGTATTCAGGAATACCCAATGGAAGTAACTGACAAGGGCTTACTTGAAGCTATGCCAGTGTATAGAACTGAGGTAGACTGGCCTCTAGGACTTGCTCATGTTAGTCCTCGTTCAATAGCAAGACTGTGCAACATCTTCCCAGACAATATAGTGCAGTCATAAATATAGGAAAAGGAGGAATAAGAATATGGCTTTTGATGCGTTAGGAATACTGAAAGGGCTTTATGGTGGAGCACTTGTTGAGGTAGATGAGAATGATGCTGTGCCCACTACAATAGCTGCCAATACTGATGGTAACTGTGTAGTTGATTTGAAAAAGACAGGAGCTAAGGGTCTTGCTGCTGTACTGATTTGGACAGCTATCTCAGGCACTCCACCTTACAGTGATGAAGGTACTATCCTCATTGAAGCATCTGATAATCTGGATAGGAATTGGCTAGAAGTAGCTCGATTCCCAGTAATGCATGCTTATCTTAGACGCTTGAAGGGTTGCACTGCAACTACAGCTTTTGTAGCTGCTGATGTGACTACTCCAAGGGTGCTAACAGCTACTACTGGTACAGATACTGGGTTAATCTTCTCTGTTGACCAAGCTCTCTTCACCGTTGGTGGAGTGGGTGATATAGTAGTTGAGATGCAGGACTCTGCAGATGTTTATGGGACTGCAGGGGATACACTCACTGCTACGGCTGGAACTGGTATAGCTACCCAAGGTGTTATTGGTGTACCAGAAGTGCCACAGATGATACCTGGTATCCACATAGTCAGGTTTGCTACTGATAAGAGATATGTTAGATGCAACTGTGAGGCAGTAGCTGATGGGCTGGGAACAGCATGGATACTTCTCACTGATAGTGCTTTTGTAACACTATAAACTAACAAGGAGAGGGGGGCTAATACCCCCCTAGTCCATAAGGAGGATGATATGCCAACAGCAGTTGATAGATTAGAGAAAGGAAGTTCAAAGGAACAAATTGATGCAGCTATATCTGATTGCATTGCCCAAGAGGTTAATTCAGGTAGGGAACAAGCCCAAGCAGTCGCTATGTGTCATGAGATGGCTCGTGATAAGACAGGGGGCAGGCCTGCTGCACCTAAAGGAGCAGAATAATGCACCACAATAATAGACTAGGATGGTTAAAGAAAGCCCCAGAATGGTTTCAGGACTTCTATGGTAATGATTTCACCCATCTTAGAACAAAGGTGGAGTGGTCATGGAAACTCCAGTTTGTTATCCTAGCAGGGATACTTGGAGGGGCAATAGCCATTATCTGCAGGGGACTGTAGGTGGTCAAGTAAAAGATGAATAAAGGAGGAAGTATGCAAGAGATAAAGGTTAATTTACCTCCAGACCTAAAGGTAGGGGCAAAGTTCAAGGGTGTCTTTGAGATTGAAGTCAAGGATAAACTTGGTAACTTAATCTCTAAGAGCAAAGCTGAGAACATCATCACTGGCCAAGGGTTGAACCATATACTTAATGTTGAATTCTGTGGTGCTACACAGATTGCCACTTGGTATTTAGTAATATTTGAGAGTAACTATACACCCCTTGATGGGGATACCTATGCAGTACCTGGCTATGTTGAGTTCATAGCTTTTGATGGAGCTACCAGACCTATTTATGATAAGACACTAGGTAATAAGCAAGTAACTAACTCAGCTAGTGAGGGAGTCTTCACAGCCAATGCTACTAAGACACTCTATGGAGCAGCCTTGGTAGGTGGTGGAACTAGCCCCACTGTTAAGGGTGACACTGCTGGTGGTGGTACTCTAGAGTGTGCAGGTAGGTTTGCTGCAAATCAGCCAGTGATTGCTGGTAATGTAGTGAACCTGACATATTCCGTGACTGTAGCAGATGCTGGATAAGCCTGATGAAGGCTTGAAATTATGCGGGGGCAGAGATGACCTGCCCTTACTAAGGAGGTAAATTATGGCAGTACTAGGGGATGTTTTTTCGGCCTGTGGTGCACAGATACCCGATGCTGACTACAAGGATATACAGCCAGCAGCTGGCCATGAGGCAGCAATCCACAACATTTACTTCGAAGATAACATTGAGCTTTACTGGTATGATGGCGTTGACACAGTATTCTTTGACTCAGCTACAGGCAAGGGTG